CCTTTATTTATTAATTTATATTTGTTTATTTCCCACTGATCTAACTTACCGTTTTTGTTAATATCCTTAGGTGTGTATTTCTTTGCTGCCATTGTTATTTTAATTTATACTTTGAAAATTCTTGTTTTTTTATCGCATAGTTACTGCCTCCAATACCTACTTTTCTTACGTTTTCGCCACCCCCTGGTTGAAACATCTCTCTGTTAACCACTTGTTTGTTAAATGCATTTTTAATGCCTAATGTACTTACTATAGTATCACCTTTTTGAACATTAGCATTGTACATATCTGCTGCATCAAAATCAGGATATTGCTTTATAAGATCTTTATTTGCTTTTTTATACGATCTAAAATCCATTTGTACTGCTGCGCCTTCTTTTAAATTGTCGATGCCTTCTGATATTCTATTACCTATATTTTTAGTTATGCCTTTTAAGCCTAATCCTCGCTTATTTTGCTGAGGTAAATTTACATAGTTAAGTGGTGCGTTTCTCATATTAATCATAATTACAGGTTTCTATTAGTATTTAAGTAGTGTGACAATAGGCCCTTATTATTAGACTATATAGGGCTAATGTCACTATAAAAAAATTGTGAGATAATTAGAAGTAGAGTGTTGTACTATGACATTATGTCATACATATAAAAATAAAAATGACAATATGACAATGGGCCCCACCAATATTCTAGAAATGCAACATTATTATTTTCAACAATCTATATACGATGCCATATAGATAATACTACTATACAAACAAAAACAAATATATCTTATGACTAAATTAAAATTCACTTCACTTGACTACACAAAATTCATTCAAACTATTGATTCACTAGATTCCAATAATAATGATTACACAATTGAAACTGATTATTTAGATTCTTATTATATAATAATAAAATAAATAGAAAAAGAGAGATAGTGCGGTATACTTTACTAACTAAAAATATACAATAAACAATTACACTACTTTACAATGTAAATACTATAACTATAAGATAACATTACTATACAACTTAAACATAAAACAAATACAACTATGAATACAATCACTTCTAAAAGATTTGTAGTAAGAAAAAGTCTTCTTAATACAAACACAAACATAACTTTCACTAATAAAAAAGGAAAAGAAATTACTTACTCACACGATAAAGTATTTAATATAATGAAAGATACTCTCACTAACTTACCATGTTGGTTAAAGTATAAGAGTTACACTGCTACTAATAATATTCCATTAGTACTTAGAGATAAAGAGTTAGTTTAATAGCTCTTTACCTCATCTAGTCTTGGAGCAGAGGTGGGTTTCGACTACTCACACTAGAACTAAATTACAACTTACTATGAAGAATAATAAACTAATTACAGAGACACTAATGTCTATAACTTTCTTAACACTTTTAACATTACTACTATGGATAACACTAATAATAATAGGATAACTATACTAACCTCAGAAGAAATACAAATGGTTTTAGATAACTGGTATGACAGGTTAGATTCAAGTGATGAGTTTACAATGTAAACACGATCATTAATAGATAATATATATAAACAACTATGAATACAATTAAATTTCTACCAAACAATAAAATACTACTTAATAATAAAACATTATTAAACAAAATAAATAACACTAACCAGTATGCCTCTTGGTATACTATTAAAAACAAAAACTATGGCGATACAATACAACGCTTACCAATCAATTAAATGTGGTAAAAACACAACAGAAAAAGATTTATACGAACTATTTGGCGACGCTATAACCGTCCATGATGGTAAAGGTAATGAAATAAAAGACTATTTTAAACATAAATACAACAAAAGAAATGGCTGGAATAACTAAATACCAACAAGAAAAGCAAGCATTAGAAGATGCTTTCGCAAGAAAAATGTTACTTGACTATGATATACGTGAAGTAACTACGCAAAGACAAGCTAAAAATGGCACTAGAGAGTTTAAATTCCCTGTTAGTTGCTTCAGTAAGCAAATGATTAAGTGGCATAGTGAGCATTCACTACCAAAAACTAGACTTAGAATGGCTATATTTAAAAATGGTTATGTAAGAAAACAAAATGGTGCGTACTGTCCTTACCCAATTAACAAAAGGTATAGACAAAATGTGCAACATACTTTACTAACTATTAACGGAGAGTTGAAAACTAGAAGATATAATACTCTTGCCTATGAAATAATACATGAAAGTATTGCTATGATGAACTATATGTTAAACTATTATTTAAAGAACTATGCTAAGTAAACTAAGTATTGAAGAATTTGAGAAATTAGCAGATCAAACTGCTGAAGAATCTATAAAAGATATATATAGAGCGTGCGATTGGGCACTAGATGGATACGAAATCAAGAAAGATTTCAATGAAATTCATGGCACACTGATGAAAGCTGTCACTAAAAGAATAGCGATTCAAATGGGTGTAACAAAAGAAAAATAAATACAATATAAATACGACAACTATTAGATAATATTTATATGATATGTAACAAATGTAATAAAAATATAATACCTCAAGCACGGTTGGCACTAGGTTATACCTCTTGCGTCGACTGTTCCACTGTTGAACCTTATGGCTGTGTGGCACTCACATACCACAAAACCGGCAACACTATCCAAATTATGCCGAAAGCACAGGCGAAACGTATACGTAAGCTAACCGAGCGCAGAGGTTACGGCACTATGTTAAGAAACATATAGTTGTATATAAGCTCTAAACCTAGAAAGCATTGATGCACTTCAAATTAAGAGTACAGAGTATATCTTAAATAGGAGTACAAAGCAGATGTAAGACTTTCAAGGGTCGAGAGCGCAGATCAGGTATGGACTTGCGACGTAATTAAGTTTACGCATCAAGTAATACAGGAAACACAGTTGATCATGTGTTGAAAACAATGGAGGTTCGATTCCTCCACTGATCTCTTAAACAGTAGGTACCAAGCCTGGACAAGAAGGGTGCAGCGTTACCGAGTCGCAATGCCTACTGTTACCGATATGAATATGAGTTATTGCAGATTCGAGAATACAAGTAGAGCTTTAAGCGACTGCTTGGACGCCATAAATGACGGCGATTATAGAGATCTAACAGAACACGAAAGAAATGGTCTGATAGATATGTTAGCCTACTGTGACGATATACTTCACCACAGAGAGGAAATTGAAGAGGAATTAAAAGTTATACAAAGTAAATACGATTACTAATAGATAATATTGATATGAAAAATTTATACCAAAAACTAAAACCAGAAATTAAGTCAAGGTTACACAGTAACAGTGACAAGTACGCTGTAAGCGTTAGTGGTGTTGTTGAAAGACTAAAGTCTACTAGATACTACAACGAGCTAACTATCGGCGATATTAAGCAGATCAGAGCATTCGGTGGTGTATCATCAACTGATATTCTTTGGCCTGAAACCATGTTTAATACTAAATACTAATGAATGAAAGCATTATTAGACGAGCAGCAGATGATCGAAGAACTATGCGCGCATTATGGCGAGCAAGAAGTCGAACGATTGATTGCAGAAGCAAAGACAGATACGTTAATAGAATTATATAATGACATGCCAAACGGCAAGAGAATAAACTAATGATAAGAAAAAACGTAACAAGTATAAGCGAAGTTAACAAACTACGTAAGTCTGTAGAAAGAATTGAAAAATTATTAAATAAAATGATAAAAAATGACACAAGCAGAGTTTAACAAGCTAAATAAAGCTATTGATTTAATGGCTAAGAATATTATGGGTGATAAAGGCCCTGAGTATACACTAATGGACGATGATGTACTAAATAACTTTAAAAGTACAGCTAACAGGCTGAATACCAGCGCATTAAAAGTATGGGCTACATACTTTGATAAGCAGGTAAATAGTGTATTTGCGCATGTAAATCATGCTAATGTAAAGAAAGCAGAGTCTATTGACAGTAGGTTTGCTGATATTATTAACTATGCGAAGCTTGGCTTAGCATTATTTAAAGAAGAAAGATGAGAACAGATCACTTACAGAGTCTATTAAAAATAATAAAAGACGATATGAAGAAAAGATGTGAACAGTCTTTTTATGAAGAACACAGAGATAAATGGGGTGACTATCACGGTGACATCCATGAGATCATTAAAGATATGAAAAGAGGATTAAAATGACAATAGAATCAATATTTATTATTATGAGTATGGCATTATTTTTTGTGGCAATGATAACAGTACTTGACAATGCCAATAAGAAGTGATGCAAGAGGTAACTTAATAAAGAAATCTCAGTACAAAAAGAAAAAATACAAGTACAGATTTATATGTGGCGACGAACATATCGTTGGCACTACTGACGATCCACGTAGAACATTAGAGTCTATATGGAAAGTTTATTGGGACTGCAAAAAAGATATATGTGTAGACTTTGGTACGCGAAATAAAGTAAAAGAATTATGCGTAACACAAGATGAAGAAACAATATATACTTATTGCAATGAAGAAATAACTAAACACAAATTTAAACAATTATTAGATGAGCACTAGAAACTTAACAATGGTAATCGATAGAGATTACGCAAGCAACCACGAACTAGGTTTTGCACAAAACCCTGAGTTGCTAACAGAACATAGCTATGTTAATATGTACCTGCATCACGATGGTTATCCTGAGTGGCAAGGCGTACAACTAGCTAACTGGTTACTAGCTAACCAAACAATTACTGATGGCACTAGGCTTGCGGCTAAAATGGTACATGATATGTACTATGACAGTTGCTACCTATATGCATCACCAGAAGATATAGATCACAACTATACATACGTGATATGGACAGGTGATAACAAAGATATATGGGTGAGCTGCTATGATCAATACGCAACAGCGAATGTATTTGTGCTTACTCCTGACAAGATACTTGCAAAGTATAGTAATCAGAAGTATAGCTACACAGACTTTGCTACACAAACCAGATCACAACAAGAAAAACAGTATGTTGCAAAAGATATACTACACCCATCAGGTTACGATTAAACAATATAAATACGATATATGAAAGATAATACTGATGAATTCGATTTAAGACTTGAAATATCCGACATGATGTGGGAAGTTGATAGACTAAGAGAGATAGAAGAATCTTATGTAGATTCAGAAGAATACGAAAAAGCAGGTCTTGTACTTGCTAAACAAAAACGATTAATACGATTACTTAAAAACAAAGAACAAAAACTAAAACAATATGACAAAACACTTTAAACCTATGCTCGCACACAAATTCGATAATAAGCGAGTTGACTGGTCCAAACCAGTATTTATACAACCTAAACTCGACGGCGTTCGCTGCGTGTTTACAAAAGACGGCGCGTTCTCACGTACCGGTAAAAAATTCATGAACTTACAACATTTATTTACACCAAAAATGTTCAGTATGTTCAAACAAAACCCTTGGCTTGTCCTTGACGGTGAGTTGTATAATCATGATCTAAGAGATGATTTTGAAAAAATCATATCATTAGTCAGAAAACAAAAACCAACAGACGACGACAGGAAAGAGGCACGCAAGCTCATACAATATCATGTGTACGACTACGCGTTTTGTAATCCAAATGAAAACAAAGTAGATTTAATAGAGTCTGATATGAATAGATACGGCAAACGTCATGATCAACTAACTCGCTCTAACATGTACGGTAAACATATTCGATATGTACCTGCAAGAGGTGTACACACACTTGATAAAGCCAAAGAAATACACAACAATTTTCTAGAACAAGGCTATGAAGGCTCTATACTAAGACTAGACGGTGCGTACAAAAATGGCAGGTCATATGATCTTATGAAGTTTAAAGACTTCAGCGATACCGAAGCTACAATTGTAAGTTGGGTTGAAGGCAAAGGCAAAAGACGTGGCACAATCGGTAAGTTCATTGCTGTTGACAGTGATGGCATTAAATTCGGTATGCCAGTCATGGACAAGTTTGTATATCTACAGAAAAACTTTAAAGCCATGCAAGACTGGGTTGGCAAGACTGCTACTTTCACATACTTTGAAAGAACTAAAGCAGGTAGTTACAGACACCCATTGTTCAAAGCAATACGTAACTACGAGTAATGAATATATTTTACTTAGATAAAGATCCTAAGCTTGCCGCTATATATCAATACAACAAGCATGTTGTTAAAATGATACTTGAGTCGGCTCAGATGTTATGTACAGCGCATCATTGCTATGGTAGCGCTGAACAAAAAGCTAATGTACCTTATAAACAAGCACATCTGAATCATCCATCAACAGTATGGGCTAGACAATCTAAGTCTACTTACATGTGGTTATATGACCACATGATGGCTCTTGGTACAGAGTATTATGTTAGATATGGTAAGACACATTTAACAATTACTAAATGCAAAGATTTTTTAGCCACACCACCTAAACATATTCAAGGTGATGAGTGGTCACAACCTCCACAGGCTATGCCTGATGAGTATAAACACAAAGATAGTATTATTGCTTATTGGCAATATTATATTAATGATAAATCTCATATTGCAGGTAAAACTGAAAATAAATATAGAGAAATACCAATTTATTAACTAAATAATTATTATATGTTAAAGTTATTAATTATATTTACAAGCCTATTGTCATGTGACAGTAGCAACTTAAATAATGAAAAGCAGAGACTTTATGTAACTGCTACAATATATCATGCTGTTGAAGCACAAACCGATAGTACACCAGATATTACAGCGTCAGGCTATAAAATTAATATAGATGACCCATTATCCGATAGGATAATAGCTGTAAGTTGGGATCTTGAGAACGAATACAAATTTAAGATGGGTGATAAAGTCCATGTTGAAGGCGCAGGACTTCTTGATGGTATATGGTTTGTAAGAGATCGTATGAATCCAAGGTTTAGAAAACGTATAGATTTTCTTGTACCACAAAGTATGAAAGGTGGTAAATGGGAAAAAGTTATCTTAACCCACGAAAAATCATTTTTTAAATGATTTAATATAGGGTGACAAAAGCCCTATATAGTATAATAATAACAGGCTAATGTCACACAGAAATTTAGAGTATTTACATCGTAAAAGAATAATATACAGAGGTTATCCTGATAACGACGAACCTACGCAGTCATATTGGTGGGGTAGTTATTATCAACAAGGTACTTATGAATGTTATGAGTTGTTTAGAAGTACAGCCAAGATTACTACGTTTAGATCTTTAAAGTGGCATTTGTCCGTGTTATGGTGGTTAAATCCTAACATTGATAGAAAAAAGTTTGAAAATTTATCACAATTTATCTGTGATAAGTCAAATGGATTTATTACCTTTACAATACCAAGTAAAACCCTTGATATTTTAATTAACAGTTTTGCTAAAACTAAGAAGCCTCCTAAGAATAAATTGAGGAAGATTATATTTAAGCCAAACCTAATAATTGATGTATCTAAAAAACTAAAAATAGTTGGGTCGTTAATTGGGCGGGGGAGAATATCAACAAATGATATTTATGAGTGGATGTTGAACATTAACAGCTTGGAACAAAAGATAACTATAGCTAAGCTAGCTAATTGTTTGAAATGTTCTTCAAGAACTATTCATAGACATATGACTGATGAATTAAAAAATGAAAAAGAACAATTAAACAATATGTTAGATGAGAAAGTATAACGTTGAGAACTATATCAGGTATAAAACCGATGTAGGAAACGTCTTAACAAAAGACTTATATGAAAGTGAGGACTTCAAGAGTATGACTCGTGATGATCTCATACACAAGTTTCTACCTTTAGTAGAAAATATAGCTAAAAAGTTTTCAACAGCGCAACCTGCATCAGGTGTATTAGATATATTAGATCTTATACAGTTTGGTAATATAGGTTTAATAAACGCTGTCGATAAGATTGTACATGAAAAACTAGATGAATCAAAGGATAAGAATAATACATTGAAATCATTTTTATCTAAACGTATCAAAGGAAACATAAGACGTTCTATTGATATAAATAAAGGTGGTTTACGTATACCAGAGCATAAGCTCGCAGAAATGAGGAATCAAACTGCTGATCAAAATGCTGTAAGTAAATTCTTTGACTCATTGTTTTTAAGTATCGAAGAGATATCTGAGAATAACAACCAGGTCTTTGAAATACCGGATAAACAACCCGAGTACAATGAGGAAATGTTTAGTATTTATTTAAAATCTTTATTACAAAGGTATTTAAATAGAAAAGAGTACGAAGTACTAAGATTAAGCTATGGCCTAGACTGTCCAAAACACAGCGCTAAAGAAATAGCATATAAATTACAGATTAAAGGCCAGAGTGCTTATGTAAGAGTTTCACAGCTTAAAAAACAAGCTGTTGAAAGATTAAAACAGAATGTAAAACATTCAGAAATTTTAGATTATATACCATGAATTTAAACCAAAAATTAAAAGACATACAGGTACATTTTAAAGCTAAGAAAACTAGGTTTAATAGCTTCGGTAAGTATTATTTCAGGTCTGCTGAAGATATACTTGAAGCTGTAAAGCCTCATTTAACTAAGCACAATGTAACTGTTATAGTTAATGAAGATCTTGTTATAGGCGAATTTGGTCCTATAATAAAGACTACTGCTACAATTACTGACGGCACTGATTCAATAAGTGCTGCCGCGGTTGTTGGTGTAGACCTTGCTCAAAAAGGTATGCAAGTGCCGCAGCAATTTGGCAGTGCAAGCTCGTATGGTAAAAAGTACGCGCTTGGTAATTTATTCTTAATCGATGATACGCAGGATAGTGATGCGACTAACAGTCACGGCAAAACGTCTAATAAAGCTTTTTTGAAAGCTGGAACAGACTCGTTTACTAAAGCTGTTGACTATGTTAAGGCAGGTGGGAAAGTTGACGCGATTAAGAAGAAGTACTCTATGTCAAGTGAGATAGAGTCACAACTTAAATCTATTTAAGATGAATAAACAGGCGATTGAAAAGCTTCGTAACGACGAGCTTTACTACGGAGATTATGGAAAGAAGTTCCTAAGTAACAGTGACATCGGTACGTTGTTTAACAATCCTCTAGCACTTGGACAACCAAGTACTGAAACTTCTGCTTTTTTAGTAGGTAAGTATTTTCATACTGCAATACTTGAGCCAGACAAATTGAAAAGCTTTAAGATTATAAAGTCATCGACTCGTAATACTAAAGTTTATAAAGAGATGTCAGGCGGAGAGCTATGCCTACTAGAAAAAGAAGTTGATATGATCGAGGCTATGACGGCAAAGATTATGGACAATGAAGTATGTAGAAACTTAATACTAGGTTCAGATGGTAGCAATAACGTGGAGTATGAAGAACCAGGTATTGTCGAATTATATGGCAATAAATGGAAGGGTAAGGCTGATATTGTTAACCATGATGAAAAAGTTGTAGTTGATTTGAAAACAACGGCTGATATAAATAAATTTACGTCTAGTGCATATCGTTATAATTACGATTCACAAGCGTTTATATATCAAAAGCTATTTGGATATGACTTCGTTTTCATAGTAATCGATAAGAGCACAAAGCAAATAGGAATATTTGACTGCTCAGATGAATTCTTACAGCGTGGGGATTTGAAGGTAGAGAGGGCTAGCGGAATTTATGATTTATTTTTTAAGACTAAGGATTTCGATCCTAAGCAATATTTTATAACCAAAACACTTTAATTTAATATTATGGCAAGAACCAGAAAAAGAACATGCGACGTAACAGGCATGACAACAAGCGTAAATAATTTTTACACAAACCAAAGCCACGTGAAAGCCGTGGACAATTTAAGAAGACTAACTGGTGCAAGTAAAGACCAGATGTCTAGAATGTTTAACCAAATATCAACCTACTAATATGGCTGGTATTATAAAAACAAGTATCAACCTTACACTTATTCCTAAGGATAAGATTATCACGGGTAAAAAAGGTAAATATTTACCCATATCTATCAGTGTTAATGATGAACCTGATCAGTTTGGTAACAACGGTCCTGTGATCGTTGATCAGACTAAGGAAGAAAGAGAGGCCAAAGCTCCTAAGGTTTACCTAGGTAATTCAAAGGTAGTTTGGACAAACGGTACTTTTCCTGAGCCGGTTAAAGCACAAGGTGCTTCACAACCTGCTCCACAAGCAGTTGCAGATAAACATGATGATATACCATTTTAATATATGAAAGTAAACGAGACAGAGATTAACGGATTTACGATTGATAACTTCAATCAACACAAGCTGGATGTGGGTAAACCACAAGGCACGTGTCCTTTATGTTCTCATGATCGCAAACCCAAGAATAGAAAGCTTAAATGTGCTAGCTATGATTGGGAGCGAGGTCTCGGTACTTGTCACAACTGCAACGAAACATTTCAACTACACACATATGAGAGAAAAGGAGGTGCTGCCAAGGAATATGTAAAACCGGAGTTTAACGATACTACTAATAAACCTCCGGGTAGTAAAATGTTGAGGTGGTTTGAATCAAGAGGAATATCTCAGGATACATTAGATACGTTTGACGTATCTGAGGGTCCTGAGTATATGCCTCAAACTAATCAGATCGAAAACGCTATTAAGTTTAATTACCGCATGGGCGGTGAGCTCGTTAATGTTAAATACCGTGATGGTAGAAAAAACTTTAAATTATATAAAGGAGCAGAAAAGATATTTTATAACGTAGATAGTGTTGTTGGATATGATTGGTGTGTTATAACTGAGGGTGAGATAGATGCATTATCTTTACATGAAGCTGGCGTCAAGTCAGTTGTGTCAGTTCCTAACGGAGCTACATTAAACAGTAACAACTTAGATTATCTTGATAATTGTATAGATTATTTTGAAGATAAAACTAAAATTGTTTTAGCTATAGACAATGACGAAGCAGGTCAAGCGTTACAACAAGAGCTTATACGTAGGCTCGGCGCTGAAATCTGTCACGTTATAGATCTAAAAGACTGTAAAGATGCTAATGAATATCTCGTTAAATATGGTAAGGAAGATCTTGCAAATATAATAGCGATCGCACAACCTGTGCCACTTGAAGGTGTTTCAACTTTGAAAGACTTTGAAGAGGAACTAAAAGACTTTGTCAAACATGGTTTTAAACCTGGATATCAAATAGGTTTAGATAACTTTGATAAAGTATTTAGTACATATACAGGTCAATTTATAACTGTAACAGGTATACCGTCGTCAGGTAAGTCTGACTTTGTAGACCAAATGGTTGTTGGATATAACCAAAAGTACAGCTGGAAAACAGCATACGCTTCCCCGGAAAACCAACCAACCTTTTTACACGCACATAAATTAATGCGTAAGTTTTGGCAGGATCTGCCATTACCCTCTGATATTGATAATAAGACTTGGAAACATGTGTCATCACATGTAGACGATAACTTCTTTTTTATTGATATGGACAAGTATGACCTCAAGTCAGTACTTAAAAAAGGTGCTGAGCTTGTTAAACGTAAAGGTATTAAATGCTTAGTCATTGATCCTTTTAATAAAGTTAGAAATACTGATTGTAAATCTGATGATGTTAATAAATATACATTAGATTATCTAACTGAAATAGAAGTCTTTGCTAAGAAATATGATGTATTAGTTATTATAGTAGCACACCCTACTAAGATGTATAGAACACAAGATGGTAAAATTGAAGAGCCAACTATGTATAACATCAAAGGTGGTGGTGAGTGGTATGATGCAAGTTATCACGGCTTGTTAGTACACAGAGACTATGAGGCTAAGAACACAAAAGTAAAAGTATTAAAAGTTAAATTCCAAAACTTAGGTGAAAACGGTGCTGAAGCATTTTTTAAATGGGAGCCAAAGTCAGGTTGTTATATACCTGATGAGAAACCAGTTGAGGAAGAATTACCATGGAGCTAATGAAAAGATTTTATAACGCAAATCACGCATTTAATTATTATCACGATTTGATAATTAGAAAGGGTATAGATTTTGATAATACAAAAGCTATATTTAACTGTGGGTTTTATATAGAAAACCCATTAGATAACCACATAGTAAATGAAGAACGTGGTTGGAAATATGAATATGCAGATGCCGAATGGCAATGGTATTTATCAGGCGATCAGAACATAGATAAACTAGGTGAGATCTACGGTAAAGTACCTCCTATATGGGAGCGTATGGCGGATGATAATGGTAACGTAAATAGTAATTATGGTTATCAGTGGAAACGTAATGGACAATTAAATTATATTGTTAATAAATTGCGAGATAAACCTGATACACGCCACGCTGCTATATCAATTTACGACGGCAAAGAAGCTAGTAGTAAATATATGTATGATACACCGTGTACTTATGCGGTTCAGTTTACAATAATAAATGATAAACTATGTATGTCTGTGTACATGCGATCTAATGATCTCTGGTACGGCTTTTGTAACGATCAATACTGTTTCAGTATGTTGCAAAAGAAAGTCTCAGAGGATGTAAATAAGGAGGTCGGATGGTATTATCATCATGCACATAACATGCATTTATATAATGACAAATTATGATATACTACATTTATCACATACCAGGTAAAAAGATTGGTGTGACGTGTGATCTTAATAACCGGGTCACTGCACAACAAGGTTATGCACCTGACGAATACGAAATACTAGAAACACATAAAGATATAGATGTTGTTTCTAATAGAGAATTAGAATTACAAAAAGAATATGGTTACAAGGTTGACCATAGACTTTATAAAACTTTAAACCCCAAAACCAAAATGAAAATAAACGTAACAGAACAAACTACTACGTTTCCAGTACCTATCGATAGACTAAAAGGTAGATTACACGATGTTATCGGTATGGAGTGGGAAACAGATCACGGTCGATTTAAAATAGACAGTGATACAATACAATGGATAATGAAAAACGTTAAAACTTCTATGTATAATCCTAACAGATCTTACATATATAACAAAGCGTTTTCAGTATTTGCTAGTAAACCTAGTGTTAAATGCTCTAAAAAACCTCTTAAGATGTTTGAAAGTATTAGATCTTGGGCTGAAGAGAGAGGTATATACGCTGAAGGCGATTCAAAAACTCAATTAATCAAACTACAAGAAGAAATGGGTGAGCTAGCTAAAGCTACATTAGAAAACGATAAGCCAGAAGTTATAGATGCTATTGGTGATATGGTTGTAGTATTAACTAACTTAGCACATTTAAATGGTGTACACATTGAAACGTGTATAGCAGAAGCATATAATGTTATTGCTAAGAGAAAAGGCAAAATGATTAACGGTACATTTGTAAAAGATGAAGGTTAATACTAAAGATCAAATAGTTCTTGACGTCATCAAGAAGATGGATGAAAGAAGTTTAGTTGGCCAAAAAAAGTATGGCCAAACGATGACCAGTGAGGTCGAACAAGGCATGAAAGATCTTAATGATTTTTTAGATGATACTCAAGAAGAGATAATGGATGCATTGTTATATATACAAGCTGCTAAGAAATGTTTAGGAGATAAAATAATATATAGTTATCCAGATGAGGAGAAAAATTAGAAGAAAAAAACGAGGTCCTGTCGTCAGTAAAAAAGTTACTGTTGATGGGATTAAGTTTGCTAGTGGACTTGAAGCCTATATGTATAGAGCTTTAAAGAAAGCTAAGATAAAAGCTCAGTACGAGAAACGTTCGTTTGAATTACAACCTTCATTTGAATTAAAAAATTCATCATATGAAAGGCAATCAAACGGTAAAGGTGATATGATTAATAGAGGAAACAAAAAGGTTTTATCTATAAATTATACACCAGATTTTGAAGGCACGAATTTTATTATTGAATGTAAGGGTAGAGCTAATGAATCATTTCCACTACGTTGGAAGTTATTCAAAAAAGTTATAGCTGATAACTACCCTAAAGTGAGGTTATTTAAACCTCAAAAACAAAACGAGTGCGATGAAGTTGTTAAATTAATAAAACATGGCTAGAACATTAAACTTACAAGCGTATAGGTTTAAACCTAAAAAGAAAAGACCAGGTATTCACTCTAAAAATAGGAATACAAAAAATATAAACGGTAAGTATTATAGTGGGTCTAGCTACAGAGGACAAGGAAGATGAAATTAATTAGTTGGGAATTAAGCTTTGGAATTTATCCAGGGTTTTTAGCAGGATACAGGCAGTACATTGATAACGATAATTTAAAAGTTGATCACGTGTTGTATGTATTCTTATTTGATATTTGTTTATCTTTATACTACGAATAATTATGGGACTATTTGATAAAAGAATTGCATATAAACCTTTTGAGTATCCAGAATACTATACAGAAGGTTGGTTACCACAAGCGCAAGCGTTTTGGTTACACACAGAAATACCTATGTCAGGTGATGTGAAAGACTGGAACGAAAAACTTACTAAAGAAGAAAAGCATTTAGTTGGTAACATATTATTAGGGTTTGCTCAAACTGAGTGTGCCGTGTCAGATTACTGGACACAGAAAGTTGTTGGTTGGTTTCCTAAACATGAGATACAACAGATGTCTATGATGTTTGGAAGTCAAGAAACAATACACGCAGTAGCATATTCCTATTTAAACGAAACGCTAGGTCTTGAAGACTTTGAAGCGTTTTTACACGAACCTGCTACAGCAGAAAGGTTCGATAACTTAGTTAGTTATGATGGTACAGATCCAATAGAGATAGGTAAATCTTTAGCAGTGTTTAGTGCATTTGCTGAAGGTGTAAGCTTATACTCTGCGTTTGCGGTACTATATAGCTTTCAACTAAGAAACTTGTTAAAAGGTGTCGGTCAACAAATGAAGTGGTCTGTTAGAGATGAATCGCTTCATAGTAAAATGGGTTGCAAGTTGTTTAATCACATGTGTGAAGAAAAACCACTATTGCGTAAAGCTTGTAAACCTCATGTTCATGATGCAGCTATGACAATGCTAGAATTAGAAGAAAAATATATAGACAAGATGTTTGAGAAGGGTGATCTGGAAAACTTAACTGCTTATGATTTAAAACAATTTATAAGAAGAAGAACAAATGAGAAACTTAAGGAACTCGGATATGAAGAGCTCTTCGACTACGACAAAAAAGCCGCGAAAAACCTGGATTGGTTTTATCATCTTACTGGCGGGCATACTCATACCGACTTTTTTGCTATTAGGCCAACAGACTACAGCAAAGCGAACGAAGGCGAAGATTTCGAAGATATTTGGTAGGTAATATATGTGGAGTAACAGATGGATAAAAGGTCAGGACTACCCAGAGTGGGCAGACGCTGATGTGTATAAAAAAACAATAACTGGTGGTTATCTTTATAACGGAGAGACACCTAAAGAAGCTTACAAACGTGTAGCTAAAACAGCTGCAATGCGACTTAAAAAGCCTGAGCTTGAAGAAAAATTCTTTGAGTATATATGGAATGGTTGGTTATGTTTAGCTTCGCCAGTTTTATCAAACCTAGGTACAGAGAGAGGTTTACCTATCTCTTGCTTTGGTATTGATGTAGCTGATAGTATACAAGACATAGGACAAAAAAACCTAGAGATGATGCTATTAGCTAAACACGGTGGTGGCGTAGGTATAGGTATAAATCAAATTAGACCAGCTGGATCAGAGATTACAATGAACGGTACATCGGATGGTGTTGTACCTTTCTGTAAGATATATGATTCAACTATACTTGCTACAAACCAAGGTGCTGTAAGAAGAGGTGCAGCATCAGTTAATTTAAATATAGAACATAAAGACTGGGAAGACTGGTTAGAGATAAGAGAGCCAAAGGGTGACGTTAATAGACAATCACTTAACTTACATCAATGCACTGTTATTGGTGATAAGTTCATGAGAAAGCTTGCTGCTGGTGATAAGGTTGCAAGAAGAAAGTGGGGTAAGCTATTACAAAAACGTAAAGCAACTGGTGAGCCTTATATAATGTTCAAGGGTAATGTTAATAAACAAAACCCTAGTATGTATAAAGATAATGCTTTGAAAGTTTATATGACTAACATATGTTCTGAAATAGTATTACATACAGATGAGAACCATAGCTTTGTATGTTGTTTATCTAGTTTAAACCTAGCTAAATATCATGAGTGGAAAGATACAAATCTAATATACGATAGTATATGGTTTTTAGATGGCGTACTAGAAGAGTTTATACAGAAGGCTAAGAACAGAAGAGGCTTTGAAAACGCTGTAAGGTTTGCTGAGAAAAGCAGAGCTTTAGGCTTAGGTGTTTTAGGTTGGCATACTTATTTACAACAATTAGGTTTTCCTTTCGAAGGATTATTAGCACAATATGAAACAAGAAGGATTTTTAGTCAGATTAAAATTGAAAGTGAAAGGGCTAGCATGGCGCTTGCAGAGACGTATGGTGAGCCGCTATGGTGCGTGGGTTCCGGATTCCGTAATACTCACCTTCGTGCTATTGCACCTACCGTTTCTAACTCAAAGCTTGCTGGCAATATTAGCCCAGGAATCGAGCCGTGGGCTGCTAATGTATTTACGGATCAAAGCGCGAAGGGCACGTTTATCCGTAAGAATCCGACTCTTGTCGAAGAATTCAAGAAACACAACTTGAATAATGACAAGGTATGGGATCAGATATTAGCTGATGGTGGATCTGTGCAAGGTATAAAGGCATTAGATAAGATTACTGTAGGTGAACACGATGTACCTATAAAAGATGTTTACAAAACATTTAAAGAGATAAATCAACTAGAGCTTGTTAATCAAGCTGGCATACGTCAGCAATATATAGATCAAGCTGTTAGTTTAAATTTAGCATTTCCTTCTGAGGTAGATCCTAAGTGGTTAAACAAAACACACTTAGAAGCTTGGAAAAGAGGAATAAAAACATTGTATTATATGAGAACCGAGTCTGTGCTTAGAGGTGATATAGCCAAACAAGCAATGGACCCTAACTGTTTAAGTTGTGATGGATAATTTAATGAAAGAGTTACTAGATCCTGTTGATCCTAAAGTATTTTTTAAAGAGTACTGGGGTAAAAAGCATTTAGTATTAAGAAGAAATAAATTTAAAAACCTGTTTAATTGGAATGACTTTGAGCAGTATGTGAACGAGTTTCCTAAAATACCTAACCTACAAATAATAGGTTGGGATGATAAACATGAGAAGTGGTGTCTTGATAAGGTTAAAAAAGGTAAATTAAAATTACCTATGCTAACTAAAACACAAGTACACAAAGCATGGACAGATGGTAAGTCATTTGTAATACCATTTGCTGAATATAGAAAAGAAGTACTTATGAATGTTTGTAAAACATTTGAAAGGTATTTTGCAAAAGGTCAGGTTAATGTATACGCATCGCCTGGTAAAGGATCTAAAAGTTTTCCAGCGCACGCTGATAATACAGAAAACTTTTTATTTCATACTCAAGGTAGAGTTAAATGGAGAATATTTAAAGAGTTTGCACCAGATAAACCTAAAGAAATACTTGAAGAGTTTATATTAGAAGCAGGTGATTTATTATATATACCACAGTTTCAATATCATGAGGTTATACCTATTGGCGCTAGAATATTATGTAGTATTCATTTTCCAAACAAACCAAAGCAGTCATTAAAGAATTTTCAAATATCAAAAAATTCTAAACGTGAGCCATGGTATAAATGGCAACCAGAAAAGTATGATGCTGATGGTTATAGAAATAATGAAGACTTTCCATACAAATGGAAACATTCTAGAAAATGGTAACATGAAACAAGAAGAAAGAAAAAATCATCAAGTACACGATGCAGACACTTTTCTTGAATATAGAAGAAAACAAGAACAAGTACATTTAAATAGAATAAAAGGTAGTACTAATCCGTTAGATGCTATACTTACTATTGAACTTAATACAACTGAGTTGTGTAATAGAAAATGTATATTTTGTCCAAGGTTTGCGGCTGATGTTTATCCTAATAGGAATTTAAACATGAGTGTTGAAGTTGCTGAAAAAATAGCTAAGCATTTAGCTGATGCTAATTATACAGGTAGAATATCTTTTAGTGGATACAGTGAAGGACTATTAAATAAAAGCTTTGCTGATATAGTTTTTACTTTTAGAAAACATTTAAAAGATAATCTACTAGAGTGTAACACAAATGGTGATGTGTTAGGTACGAGAGTAAATCCTCAGGACCTATATAACTCAGGCTTAGATATGTTGTATATAAATATGTATGATGGACCAGATCAAGCCGATCACTTTCTTAAAATAATGGAAGAGGCTGGTGTATCAAAACGTAAGTTTAGTTTGCGAGCTCATTATAATTTAAAAGATTATGGTTTAAAGCTTAATAATAGAAGTGGTGTAATAGACTGGATAGGTTTTGAAGATCACGATATTGAAGAGTTGAAAGGTAAACCATGTCATTATCCATTTTATAAAATGTTTGTTGACTGGAATGGCGATGTATTGTTTTGCTCAAACGATTGGGGTAAAGAAAGAAAGATAGGTAATATAGCTAAACAAACTTTAGAAGAGGTTTGGATGGCTGATGATATGAAAGAGATAAGACAAAGATTAAAGCACGGTGATAGATCACAGAGCCCATGTGATAAATGCTCTGTTAAAGGTGATTTATTTGGTAAGCCTAGTTTTGATCTTATAAATAAACATTATGAAAGTAGCGATAACGGGAACAACTAGAGGCTTAGGTAAAGCAATACAAAATGAGTTGTGTGGCAAGTGGGTACCAGTAGGTTTTAATAGGCCTAAGTATGATATATGCTGTCCTAAATGTATAAATGCATTAACTGAAGAATTAAAAAACCCTGAGTATAGAGTTTTTATAAACAACGCTCATGAAACATTTTGTCAGACAGAAGTGTTAGCGGCTGTGTTTAACTTATGGGCTAATGACTCAAGTAAAGTTATTGTAAATATAAATAGTAGAGCAAAGTATCCTAACCTATCAAAGGGTCTTATGTATTCGGCTTCTAAAGCTTCGTTATCACATTTATCAGATAGTTTAAAATTTACTACACCTAAAAAATGTAAGATAGTAGATGTTAACTTAGGTTTACTTGAATCAGATTTACCCAGTTTAACATATAAAGAAGCGGCACATACTATAGTATGGGTAATTCAAAACGCTACTCAAAGAAGAAAATTAGAAATAGGCTCAATAGATTTGTATCACAATGAGTCTTATGTAGAAGTACAAAAACAAAAACAAATAAAATTAAATGAAAGCAGGAAAAATATGGGGAAAAACTGAAAAGATCCACGCTAATGGAGTTTTTGAGTTTCACCGAATAGAATTTAATAAAGGATTTAAATGCTCAGAACACGAGCATGAATTTAAATGGAACGGATTTTATGTAGAGTCCGGTAAAATGTTAATCAGAGTCTGGCAAGATGATCAAAATCTTTTAGATGAGACAATATTAGAAGCAGGTGATTTTACTATGGTTAAACCTGGTAAATATCATCAGTTTGAAGGTATTGAAGATGGTGTAGCTTTTGAGTTATACTGGGCTGAGTTTAACCACGATGATATAAAAAGAAGAACATCAGGTAAGAGAGCATGAAAGATATAGTATTTGTAATACCAGCTAGACTAGAGAGTACTAGGCTAAAACATAAAATGCTTATGATGTTTGATGATGAGCCACTAATACGTATAGTATTTGATAAAGTACGTACTATGGGTTATGATACATTTGTTATAACTGATAGTCCTAAAATAGCAGAAGTTATACCTAGCAACAATGTTATCATGTCTCATGAGGCAGAAAATGGGACAGCTAGAATAGCTCAAGCTCATGAATTTTTAAACCAGTATCAAACTATAATCAATATACAGGGTGACATGATAGATATAACACATAAAACTGTAAAGCCTTTTATTGATAGAGCTAAAAATAATTTTGTAGTATACACAGCTTACACAAAAGGTTACGAGCCAAACGGTGTTAAGGTTGTACATCAAGCAGGTAAAGCTATGTGGTTTACTAGATCTGATATTGGTTATGGTGATAGACACCTTGGTATATATATGTATAGACCATACGCTTTACAGTGTTATGACTTATTAGATGATGAATATCCACAAGAAAACTTAGAACAAAATAGATATTTAGGTTTATATGATATTAAAGTATGTGAGGTTAAATATGAAGGTAGAGAAATAAATACACAAGAAGATGTTAATGGATAAGTTTATAATATCAGGACCATGTGTTATAGAAAGCGAGTACACATGCATGAAAATAGCAGAGAAAGTAAAAGAACTTACAGCTAAGTATGGTTTTGATTACATATTTAAAGCTTCATTTGATAAAGCAAACAGAACTTCTGTAGACTCATACAGAGGACCAGGTTTACAAGAGGGATTAGAAATACTAGCTAAAGTTAAAAAAGAGTTTGATGTTCAAATAACAACAGACATACACGAACCTATACAAGCTATACAAGTTAAAGATGTTGTTGATGTTATACAAATACCTGCTTTTTTATGTAGACAAACAGATCTTTTACTTGCAGCCGGCAGAACAGGTAAGACCGTAAATATAAAGAAGGCACAGTTTATGAGTGGTAACAACATGGAGCACCCAATTAAAAAAGTGCAATCCACGTGTAATAATAATATAATGGTAACTGAGCGTGGAACTATGTTTGGTTTAGGTAACTTAGTTGTAGATTTCCGACAGATACTAGATATGAAAAAATTTAACGTACCTATAGTTATGGACGTTACTCATTCAACTCAAAAGCCTAGCGCTCTTGGCAATAAAAGTGGTGGTGATAGAAAGTATGCACCATACATAGCTAAGTTAGCACAAGCAGTTGATGTTGATGGTTACTTCTTTGAAGTACACCCTGACCCAGACAACGCTTTAAGCGATGGTCCTAACATGGTACCGTTAAATAATTTTGAAACAATATTAAAATTTATAGCATGAGAATATTTATAGGAAGTGATTCACGTCATCCGCAAGCTACAAAAGTAGTTAGAAAGTCTATACTAGACAACGGTGATCACGAGGTTATGTCTTTAGTAAAAGCGCAGCTAATTAAGCGTGGTATTTATGGTAGAAAAGATGTGCCTAATGAATCAACAGAATTTTCTTTTACAAGGTTTTATACACCTTTGTGTAACAACTGGAATGGCATAGCCATCTTCTGTGATAATGACTTCGTTTGGAAGTGTGATCCTGAAGAGATTGTGCAGTACTTAGGAGATAAAACAGTAGCGGTTGTAAAACATAAAATTGATGATGTTAAAGGAACAAAGATGGATGGAGTTAAAAACAAAATGTACCCAAAGAAATGTTGGAGTTCATTAATGGTATTTAACTGTGAGAAATTAAAAGGTATATTAACTAAAGAATATTTAGACAATGCTACACCACAGCAATTACATCAGTTTGAGTGGGTAGATGATAGTGAGATAGCTGAGATACCCGTTAAATATAATCACTTAGTAGGTTATTACGAAAAAAATGATGACATAAAAGCGATACATTATACTAACGGTGGGCCTTGGTTTGATAAGTATAAGGATGGAGAGTTATCAGAAGAGTGGTGGAGCGTATACAACAGCTTGTAAAAAATAAATCAGTAATACTTGTTGGCAACTCTGTAGAGTTAATGCATCATGATTATGGCAAGTTCATAGATAGCCATGATATTGTTGTACGCTTTGGTAGAGCTGTTGATAGTATAGCTGATGATAAAGGAAAACAATTAGGTAGTAAAACAAACATATGGGTGACTGGTCAGTTCAGAGCTCCTATATGGAAGAGGCGTAATAAAGAATTTACAAAAGGTAAATTTAAAGATGTTGAAATATTACTTAATAGATGTCGTGGTAATTTTTTACTCAAAGACTGGGTATTAGAAGATCATCTACCAAAGGGTATGCCTTATACTCAGATGTGGTCAGACGCAGAACTAGAATCACTCTGGAACGGTTTTGGCAATTCAATGTACAGCTTACAACTCAGGCCTTCAGCTGGGTTTTTAACAATACTATATTTTATTAGGGAAATTAGTACTCAAAAGAAATTGAGTATTATTGGATATGACTTCTTTCATAAGAGCGTAAAGAAGAATACATATATGGCTAAGAACGTAAAAGACGGTAATGGTGAATGTGATCCTCACAGCTGGCATTTACCTCTTTATACTACAAGGCATTCAGCGCATGATCGTAATTTAGAAAATCAATATGTGAGTAAGTTAGAACGTGATGGTTTGCTTGAGTGGCACGCGTTAAGTGATATGAAAAGAAATAAAGTTAAATATACTGGTTGGATGAAGGGTCAGAAGATAATAAGAAGTGTGGCTAGAAAAACGGCTGTGTCAAAAATCTAGCTATAACCTCAGCTATAACCTCAATAATTAATAATATAACAATTGGTAGTATATATTCCCACCAGTCATATTTACCGTTTTCATTTAAATCAAAAAAATTAAATTTCATTTTGCTCCGCAAGGCTTGCCGTTGGCTATGTTAACCCAATTTTCTTTTTGAAACCAGTCACGTAATGTAGCACCTTTTTTTCTAGCACCTTTAACATTAGACTTACTGGATCTTTTATATTTACCTTGAGCTGCAGCAGATCTCTTGGCACTAATTACTTTTTGCCTCTGCTCTTTACTCATACTTTTGTATTTCTTATATGGTAAACAAACTTTCTTTGTTCCACCACCCTTTACTTTACTTTTTGGCATTATACCTTATCTTTAATGTGGTTATACATTGCATCACCTATTTCCTCTCCAAACGTTGAGTCTGATTTATAGTGTGCTTTAGCTACATTTCTGCTGTATGAAATATCTTTACCAGCCTGTATGAAGTCCTTTGCTGCATTAGGATGTTTATCTGCTAATAATTTACCTATCATAACACCTTGTGCTGAGTGACCTGATGGGTATGAAGGTGTCTTCATGCTGTTAAGCTCATATTGCTTTAAATCAATATCAATTTCTTCTGCAACTCTTTTAGGCCTAGGTCTTTTATAAAACCTTTTTAGTTCTAATATAGGCTTTGAACTTTGTTCTATTAAAGAATCAACTAATTTCTTATCGTGCGATACTTTATTTTTTTTAGCAACATTACTAAATGTACCTGCTATATCGTCTTTATCATCAACAAATTTTTTATTCATTGGTATCTTTGATATTTCTTTTACCTCATTGTAAGTACCAAGTGATTTATTTGCAGGTGGTTTTTTACCTTTAAACTTATCAACATCAAAGTCTTTAAATAAATCTTTCATTTTTTTACACAATTGGGTACACGTCTGCCACCCTTCTTTTTGAAGCCAACTTGTTTATAACCAGTCCAACATTTAGGTTTTTTCTTATAATCTTTTTTCATTACTTCTTCTTTTTACCTCCACCAAATCTACCTGGACCACCAGCTTTAGTACATCTCACACCCCATCCTGAAGCGTAAGCGCTAGGCCATACTTTAAATTTCTTTTTTGCTGCAGCTTTACATGCCGGACTAATTTTACCCATAATTATTTGTTTTTATAAGGAAACATTATATTCAAAGCTTCACGTCTACCTTCGCATCCGCAAGGTATATTTAAACCATCTGATACTCTATCTACTACAGACTTAATACCAGTTTTACTTGTGAAGTTATGTATACTATCTCCTAATCCTCTTGATTTCATTTCTTTATTGCCAAGGTAACATAGTCATACCTATTTTATTTAATAAGTATTCTATAAGTATAAACCCAATGCCACCGATTACTACTTGATAAAACCACCATTTCCAGCCTGTTAAAGATAAAGCCCACTTGCGTATCGGTGATTTCATAGCAAGATTATATAAATATTTTTTTAACATTTCCATCTGCGTCTAGCGGCTTTACCTCTTTCACCTGTCCAACCTTTTGATCTAGCGCAAAATGATTTTCTACGTTTAGCAGCTTTACTACCAGGCTTTACTTTACCGGTTACAGCTGTTTTTAATTTACTACCAGGATTTTTCTTTTTGTATTCTCTAACGCCTTTAGCTGTCATGCCAGCTCCTTCTTTAGTTGATCTAAAGTTACGTCCCTTTCCCTTTGTAGTTTTTCTTATTGCCATTTAATTATTTTTTTTACCGCCACCTGTTGATGTGACTGGATTTACAGCAACTGGGTTACCTCCACCGCCTGTTGTGTTACCACCATAGCTTTGTGATCCACCAGCGTTACCCACTGTGATAGGTGCGTTATTATTATTATTTGGGTTTGGTATTACATAACCATATGTGCCATTTGCTTTACCATGATATCTCCACCTGCTATCGTGATATCTGTAATCATACCTATAATCATTATATGGATTATAATATCTATTATCTTGCCATCTAACAAAATCATAACCAACGATATTATAAGTTTGTTGTGGTCTTATTTGAT